ACAACCGCAAGGTGCCGGTTCCGGCCGGACCCGGGGCGGGGGATTTGCAGGCGATTGGGGTTGGTGTAGGCGTGGCGGCTCCGGGAACTCCTCCTAGCGTAGGAACTCCTTCCGGGTGGACGTTGGCGGGCACTAGCGGCACGATTGGCCTGATTGGCGGCACGTTTAACGTCATCTTCAAACTGTTCTACAAGATTGCCGATGGGACTGACGGCACGGTCAATCTTGCGAACGGTGGCGGGACTAACTCGACGTTCTCGGGTATGCGCAAGAGCTACGAGAATCCGTCCCTTGTCACCCCGTACGCTCAGGTGTCGTGGAGTGCTGCGGCGGGCGGTCCTGATACCTCTCCGGTTGTCACCGGCCTTACGACCGGAGCCAACAATGCGCTGATCGACATAGCCATCCAGCAGGGCGCGGCGGCTGCCTGTACGCCTCCGGGCTCGATGACAGAGCGTATCGACAACGCCACTTTTGGCTATGCGTGCGCGGATGAGGTCATCACCTCGGCGGGCGCTACTGGAACTCGCACCTTCACGCTTCCCGGTTCTGCGGACTACATGTGGGGCATTGCGGAGTTTCGGAGTGCGCCGGGGCAGATCACGGTGCAGCCGACTTCGCAGTCCAGCTACGAGGGGCAGACGGCGACGTTCTCGATCACGGCCAACCCTACGGGAACTCCCTCGTACCAATGGAAGGACGATGGGGCGAACGTGGGGACGGACAGCAACAGTTACACGACTGCGGCGGCGGTGTTCTCCGACAACCTCTCGCAGATCACTTGCGAGGTCACGGACGATAACGGGACCGGCGTGAGCAACGCGGCAACGTGGGCGGTATTCATGGCAGCCAAACCTTTCTACCTGAGAGCATGAGCGCAAAACCTGCACTGACGGTGTACGAAGGCGGCGGGTATCACAACGCCGAACTGTCCAAGAGCCATTCTCGGATCATGGCCGATGGTTCGTGGAAGAAGCAGCGCTTGGTCATCGTCATGCCCGCATCCGACATGGTGCCGTTCAAGACCCTGTGTGCGCTGCGGAGTCTGGGGTTCCCGCCGAACCAAGGCAACACGATCATCGGCGCGGAGGGGATGGAAGTCGGCAAGGCTTACTCAGATGCCATCGCCGGAATCCTCGCCCATCCTGAACTCTCCCAATGGGAATACATGCTCACGATGGAGCATGACAACCTCCCTCCTCCTGACGGGTTGATGCGCTTGGTGAAGCAGATGGAGGCGCACCCGGAACTGTCCTGCATCGGCGGGCTGTACTGGACGAAGGGGCCGGCCGGTGTCCCTCAGATCTGGGGTGATGCGCGTGACCCCGTGATGAACTTCCGGCCGCAGCCGCCCGACCCCAATGGCGGGTTGGTGGAGTGCTGCGGGACGGGCATGGGCTTCAACCTCTGGCGACTCGCCATGTTCAAGGACGAGAAGCTTCGCCGTCCGTGGTTTGAGACTCGGGACGGCTGTACACAGGATTTGTATGCGTGGACCGACCTCAGGAAACATGGGTACAGGTGCGCTATCGACTGTTCGGTCAAAGTAGGCCACCTAGATTACAACGGCAGTTTCGGACCTCGGGGGATGATCTGGTAATGGCAAAGGCTCAACGCAAGGCAAAGGCTGAACCGGCTGCACTCCTGAAACTCGACCTCGGGTGCGGCAAGAATCCCCGCGAGGGCTTCACGGGCGTGGACTCCCGCAACTTCGGGCAGCCCATCACGGCAGACCTTCGGAAGAAGTGGCCGTGGGCTGACAACTCCGTGGCCGAGGTGCATTGCTCCCATTTCGTGGAACACCTGACGGCAGCGGAGCGCGTGCACTTCGTGAACGAGCTCTACCGGATTCTTGTGCCTGAAGGCAAGGCCAAGATCGTCGCGCCGCACTGGAACTCGCCCCGTGCTTTCGGTGACCTGACGCACCAATGGCCCCCGGTGTCGGAGTGGTGGTTCCTCTACGTCAACAAGGGCTGGCGGGAAGTCAACGCGCCGCACTCGGACTACAACCCCGAAGTGAACTTCGAGGTGGCCTACGCCCCCATCCTGCGGGCTGACATCGCCCAGAGGAATCAGGAGTACCAGATGTATGCCTACGCCAACTACAAGGACGCCGCTCAGGACCTGGATTCCACATGGACGAAGAAGTAGCGGGATGCTGGCAATGCGGAGGCATCTACAGGATGTACTCCAAGCACACGGCGAGTGGGTATGACATCCACTACTGCGCGGAGTGCTTTGCGCCGGCTGAACCGTTCGACATCTTTGGGATGCGCCTCATGGACGGGGAGAAGTACAAGGCCGCGAGGGCTTACGCATCTGCGTGGCGTGAGGTGAGCGGTGCAATTGATCGGAGAATCTAAGTGGCAGCGTTCCAAGGGGGAGCCTTTCAGGTATCACCGGCCTTCCAGACCGGGGTTCCTGTTGGCCCTGCGATCCCGCCGGGTGGCTCTGGTTATCCAGCCCCTCACGGGCTCATGTGGAAGCGCAAGACCTTCCGGCAGAAGGTTGATGAGTGGATTGAGGATGACTTCAAGGAACTCTACGAGGAACTGACTGAAACCACGGCCAAGAAGGCTGCGGCCAAGGTAGTCAAGCCGTTTGCCGTCAAGGAAGCCAAGGCAACGCCCAAGCCGGCTCAGGTCGATTGGGAGAGGGTGAGGCAGGACAAGGAGGCGATCAGGAAGCTGATAGCCCTCTACGAGCGGCAGATTGCGGTCTACGACAGGATTGAGCGCGAGAGGCTGGAACTTCTCGAGGACGATGAGGAAGCCATCATGGGGGTCATGTTTTGAGCCACAAAGACGAATACCTTGAGTATTGGGGCTACCAAGCCGGGACGCCGGAAGCCGAGAAGGCATGGGACCAGAAGGTCGCCATGATGAATGGCAAGCGATTCATCGACATCCCGATGATGGCAATCGTCCAGCCCGACATCTGCTACGACTCCCCCATCGACGGGCGGCCGATCACCAACAAGTACGCCCGTATTGAGGATCTGGCGAGGAATGGCTGCCAGGAGTACGACCCCGGCATGAGGGTGGATCAGGACCGCCGGGTGAAGGAGTCGGATGAGCGGCTTGAGCGCAGCTTTGAGAAGTCCATCGAACGGGAGATTGCCCTGATGCCCGCCCGGAAACGGGAGAAGTTGCAGGCCGAACTGGAAGGTGGGGTGACGGCAGAGCCCGTGCGCCAAGCCGCCCCGTTAGCTACCGCAGTCAACTTGGAGAACTGAAATGGCCGACAGCCAAACGCTTGACATCAACGCTGCAACCGACTCCATTGGCGCCGACCTTTTCGGTGGTGGAGAGCCGCTGGAATCCTCCTCTCCTGCCCCGGCTTCTGAGCCGGACGATCTTGAGCTTGAGGTTGCGCCCCAAGAGGCTGCGGAGGGTATTGACGAAACCCCGGAAGTAGCGGATGCTGCCCCGGAAGGCGCAGCGCCTGTTGAAGAAGTCGTGGCAAAGCCCGCCCCCAAGGCTTGGCCGAAGGAGATGCACGAGGAATGGGGGAAGGTGCCGCCCAAGGTTCAGGATTACCTCGAGCTTCGCGAGAAGCAGATGCTCGACGGGATCTCGCAGTACAAGGAATTGGCTGACGTTGGGAAGACCATGCAATCGGTCATCCAGCCCTACATCCCGATGCTTCGGGCTTCTGGGGCTGACCCGGCGAAGGCGGTGGAAGTGCTGCTGAACGCCAACTACCGGCTCACGACGGGCCCGGTGGAAAGCCGCCGGCAGGCTTTCGTGGAACTCGGGGCGCACCTCGGATTGGTGCCCCAGCAGAACGTGCCGCAGGAGCATCCCCAAATCAGGGAACTCAGGCGGCAGCAGGAAGAACTGCGGAGTGCTTTGACCCGCAGGGAACAGCAGGACTACGAGGCGAAGCGTGGAGAGGTTACTTCGCAGTTGGAGGCGTTTGCAAAGGATCACCCGCACCTGGATGACGTTGCCGATGACATCGTCGCGTTCATCAACCAGGGGCATGACCTGCAGACGGCCTACGACAAGGCTGTCTACGCCAACCCGGTAACCCGGCAGCAGGAGCTTGACCGCATCCAGAAGGAGGCGAAGGCAAAGCTGATCGAGAAGGGGAAGGCAGAGGCGGCGGCGGCACGAAAGGCGACAGCAGCAAACGTCACCAGTCGGGACACCAGCAGGGCTCCTACAGAGCTCATGGGAACGATGGAAGACACCATGAGAAGCACGTTGCGGGCGATGAAAACCCGCACCCACTGACCTCTATAGGAGACAAGCCAAATGGCTTCCCCGAACAGCACGTTTACCGAACTGGTTTCGACCACGTTCCGCAAGCACCGGAAGGAGATCAAGGACAACCTCTCCAACCGGAACGCCCTGCTGAAGTACATGAAGAAGCGCGGCAACATGACGACGAGCGAAGACGGTGGCCTGACCATCGCCACGCCGCTGGACTACGCCGCGAACCAGACCTACCAGCGTTACTCCGATTGGGATGTGCTGAACATCTCGGCCTCGGATGTGATCACCGCCGCCGAATACCAGTGGCGTCAGATCGCGATCAACGTGGTGGCCTCGGGCCGTGAACTGCGGATCAACTCTGGCGACTCGCGCATCATCAACCTCGCCAAGAGCCGCATCAAGAACGCCCTGCGGACCTTCAACAACAACTTCTCCTCGGACCTGTACTCCTCGGGCTCGCTGACGAACCAGATCAACGGTCTCCAGGCGATCATCGCGGACACCAACACGAACACCGTCGGCGGCATCGACGCTTCCGTGTGGCCCTTCTGGCAGAACACCGTCGTTTCGGCGGCGACCCTGTCGGTGACTCCGAGTGCGACCACCATCGAAAACGGCCTGATGCTCCCGGCGTGGCTTGCCGTGGATCGCGGCCCGGACGACCAGACTGACCTCATCGTTGCGGACAACAACTACTACCAGTTCTTCGAGGGTAGCCAAGTCTCGCTCAAGCGTTACAACGACATGGCGAAGGCCGACGCCGGCTTCACCACGCTCAAGTACAAGAGCGCGGACGTTCTCTACGACGGCAACTCGGGCATCCCGGCGAACCACATGTACTTCGTGAACAGCCAGTACCTGCAACTGGTGACTCACGAGGCTGCGGACTTCACGCAGATGGACGCCCGTACCCCGGTGAACCAAGACGGCGAGGTGATCCCCATCCTCTGGATGGGCAACATCACTTGTTCCAATAGAAAATTGCAAGCCGTGGTTAAGGCTTGATCCATCCCAACACAAAGGAGAAATAAATCATGTTTGCACCCATCACTCCGATTGCGGGCGATCAGCCTTTCAACGACTGGTTCGCTCCCGACACCACGCAACGCATGGCCCTCGGGCTCGTCGTTGACGCTGTGGACCCGTATTGGGGCTACGGCAAGTTCATGTACATCAAGTCGAACGACGCCATCATCAAGGGCTCGCTCGTTGTCGTGGGCACCGCGCCCACCTACCTCGGGACGCTGCTCCCCTCGACGGCCAGCCTCGGCGTGCCGTTCGGGGTTGCGATGGCTCCGATGGCCTCGGGCACCTACGGCTGGATCCAGGTGGCCGGCGGCTGCGTGTACAAGACGAGCGCGACGGTTGCTGCGGATGCTGCGGTTGGCATCGGCACGGCCGGCATGATCGGCGCGTACTCCACGCTCAAGGGCATGGTGAACGTCCACAACCTGAAGTCGGCTACCGCGACCACCACGGTCACGGCCCAGACGACCAACGGCACGGGCGTCCTCACGACCCAAGGCTACGACGGGTTCTTCCTCGGCATGGCGCTTTCGGGCTCGGGTATCCCGGCCTCGACCGTCGTGGCGAAGCTGGACCCGGACGGTCGCACGATCTACACCGGTTCGGCCATCGGGACTCTTGGCGACAAGAACTCGACGGCGACTGGTTCGATCACGCTGACCGGCACCTACACCGGCTACGGTCACGGGATCATCATGTTCCCGTCCACCTCGTCGGCGGTGGCGTAACGAAACAAGCCCCTTCGGGGGCTTGTCAGGGCGTCCATCCGGGCGTCCCGACAAGCCGCTAGGAGAATCCATGCTTGATATGGACCGCAAGGAACGCCCGCCTTACGTTCGTTTTGAGAAGGTTGCTATCGAGGACGTTCCGGCATCCAAGGTCGCAGGACGGTATGTGGCGAAGGATGTCGATTTCGCCCTCGTGACCCCGCCTTACTCCAAGGACATCTTCAAGCAGGAAGCCAAGGACTGGCTGGTGGAGATGAAGCGTGCCGTCGATGCCCAGCGGCTCCCCCCGGAGTGGTACAAGATGTTCGTGGACGCCTACGAGGCTTGGCAGCGCGGGCAGGAAGTCCCGCTGAACGGGACCGCCATCAAGGGCTGGCCCGTCATCGGGCCGGCTCAGCAGGAGAACCTGATCCGCCTTGGCATCCTCACGGTTGAGGACTTGGCCTCCATGAACGCCGAGGGCCATACCCGCATCGGCATGGGGGCTCTGGATCTGCAGAGGAAGGCCCAGGCGTGGCTCGAGCAGGCCAACGGCAAGGGCCCGCTCACGATGAAGATGAGCGCGTTGGAGTCGGAGAACGACCTTCTGCGCGGGAACATCTCCACGCTTGAGCGGCAAGTGCAGGAGCTCCAGCAGGCGGTGCGTGCCATGGGGCACATCGCTCCCCAGCAGGTCGTGACGATCGCGGGCGGGATCAACGCGGTGGACATCCTGGATGAGCCTTCGGAGGATCTGAAGGCGGCTTACGAGGCCAAGTTCGGCAAGCCTCCGCATCACCGGATGAAGCCTGAAACCATCCGCGAAGCGTTGGCGGAGTAAGTCATGAGCCTGCTCACCATCGTCCAATACGTCTGCGGGCGGCAAAACCTGACCGTTCCTTCGACGGTTATCGGATCGACGGATGAGCAGGTGTTGCAGCTTCGCCGGCTGCTTGAGGAGGAGGGGCAAGACCTTTCCGCTCGTGCACAGTGGCAGGTCCTCCAGCACCAAGCCACCCTGACCACGACGGCCACGGAGTCGCAGGGGCTGATGAGCGTGCTTGCCCCGGATGGCTTCCGCTTCATCATCAACAACACGATCTGGTCGAGAACTCGCCGCCTGCCGGTATCCGGGCCGATGGATGCCCGCGAGTGGCAGGAACTCAAGGCCATGTTCGTGAACGGGCCGTACTACCGGCACCGGATTCGCGGCAACGAACTGCTCGTCAACCCGACCCCTCCTGCGGGTGAGGATTGGGCGTTTGAGTATGTGTCCTACAACTGGATCGTGGATTCGGTTGGGACCACCTACAAGCGGTACTTCTCAGCGGATGACGATGAGCCGCTGCTGGATGAGGGGCTGCTGATCTCTGGGCTTCGCTGGCGGTGGAAGAAGGAGAAGGGGCTGGACTACGCCGAGGACTTCCGCACCTACGAGAGCCAGATCCAGGATGCGATTGGCCGTGACGGCGGGAAGCGCACGCTGCAGATGGATGGCACGACTCGCTCAATTCGTCCCGGCATCTGGGTTGCGCCGGGTACTTGGTCGCTGTGAGTGCGCCGACTGACCGTGTTCGGGTAAAGACTGGTGTTGCGGTAGCGTCTGATTTCGCTTCCTCGCAGGGAACCCCGCTTGTCATAGACAACACCTCGGGTACGGGAGGGGTTTCCTACTTGGATGCCGCCAACAATATCGTCAGCCTGCGTATGGGCAGGGGAGGATTCCTCGGTCACTACGTTGATGCCTATGGCGCTGTGGGTGATGGAGCCACGGACGATACGACTGCCATCCAGGCAGCGATCACGGCAGCCATTGCCGGGACCAACGGAAGCCGCACGGTCGTATTCAGCGCCAAGACCTACCGGATCACTTCGGATCTCAACCTGAACCTCACTTCCGGCAAGTCGATCAGGATGGCCGGGGAGCCCGGATACGCTTCCCTGACGGGTAGCCTCACCAACGCTTCCGGGACGGTGATCGAGTGCTACTTCACCTCGGCCTCAAAGATCGGGATTCACATCTTCACCACGGGGACTACCACCCTCGCCCCGGAGTCGTTTTGCGATTTCCAGCTTGAAGACTTCGCCCTCAAGTTCACCGGCAGTGCGACGGACTCCTACGGTCTGGTGATCGGGAACACGGGCTTTCAGGTCAACGGGACGAACAACAGCCGGATCTCGAATGTCAACGTCGCCAACTTCCACGGCGACCAGATCGCCATGCTATCGACGCGGTATGTCTACTTCGACAACGTGGTGGCGACCTCAAGATCGTCTGGAACCACGACGCAGGCGCTTCGCATCGTCAACGACGATTCGACCCTTTTCACGGGCGACCTCACGTTCCTGGCCTGTACGTTCGTCGGGACCGGAGAGGCTTCGCAGGACACAGTGAAACTCGTCGCTACCGGGACGGGTGCGGAACTTCGGGGGGTAAGGTTCATCGGTTGCGTGGGGTACTACGGGCGTTACTGCTTGCACATCTCGTCGGACTCCGGCGGGAAGGCACAGGACATCTTCATCAGCGAAGCGTGCCAGTTCGATGGCGCGGCTGCCTCGGACTCGGACACCAAAACGGCGGTGCGGATTTCGGCTACGGATTCAGGGTCGCTTACCAGCGGGATCTCGATTACCGGGAGCTATGCCGTCCAGTGGCAGGACTACGGGGTACACCTTGTTGCCTCGTCAAGCGGGGTTGTGTCGAACATCGCGGTCAATGGCAACTACCTCGGGTTGTGCGAGGGGAACGGCGTACTCCTGACCGATTGCGTTGGGGTGAACGTGATTGGCAACACCTTCTTCGACTGCTGCACTGCGGGGGCTGGTAGCGGCGTTATCTCCGTGAACGACCCGTCAGGGCTTTTCAACATCGTCGGCAACACGCACTACAACAACTCGGCCACGAGAACGGCGGGATATGTGGTGGCCGTTGGTGAAGCCTCACCGGGAACGATCACCGAGTTCACCGTGACGAACAACGTCGGCCACGCCGCCACGGCAGCCGTATTCGACAACACCACGACCGGCAACAAGACCGTTTCCGGGAACTGGATGAGGGCATGACATGAGAACCCCACTTCGCCAGAAGGGCCGGATTGGGCAGGCCCAGACCTCCTCCACGCAAACCATCCCCGCCCCTGTCGGCGGGTGGAACGCCAGGGATGCCCTTGCCGAGATGCCGCCCACGGATGCAGTTGCCCTCGAGAACTGGTTTCCGAGGACTTCCTATTGCGAGGTGAGGGGCGGCTACACCACCCACGCAACCGGGATGACCGGCAACGGGAAGACGCTTGCCGTCTACAACGCCCTGTCGGGCACGAACACGATGTATTGCTACACCGCCTCTGGCATCTACGATGTTTCAGCAGCGGGTGCGGTAGGGGCCTCCAAGTTGGCCCGGACGAACGGGAAGCATGTGTGGACGATGTTCGGGGATGGGACCAGCAACTACCTCATCGCGGTGAACGGGGTGGACAAGCCCGCCTACTTCGACGGCACGACATGGACTGCCGTTGATGGGGCTAGCACGCCTGCGATCACCGGCATCACCACCACGACCATCAGTTATGTCAACGCCTTCAAGGGGCGGCTTTTCTTCCTCGTCAACAACTCCCTGTCTTTCTACTACCTCGCTGCCGGTGCGGCCGGTGGTGCTGTAACGCGGTTCCAACTGGATGCGGAGTGCGTTAGGGGTGGCTACCTCATGGCCCTTGGAACCCTGACGCTTGATGCCGGTGACGGTCCTGATGACCGCTTCATCGCCATCACCAGCGAGGGGGAGTGCATCGTCTACCAGGGGACGAACCCGAACTCTGCGGCGTCGTGGAGCAAGGTGGGTGCGTTCTACATCGGCAAGCCCATTGGCCGGAACTGCCTGTGCAAGTTCGGTGGTGACTTGGTGGTGCTTACGCAGAACGGGGCTTTCCCGCTGACCAAGGCCATCCAGAGCAACGTCATCGACAACAAGGAATCCCTCTCCTTCAAGATCGAGAACGCCTTCAACGACGCCTCCAAGCTGTACTTCTCGGTCTATGGCTGGAAGGCCATCGTGTTCCCGAAGCAGTCGGCCATGCTGGTGAACGTGCCTGCGGCAGAGGATGGGGACCACTCGCAGTATGTGATGAACACGATCACGAAGTCGTGGTGCAAGTTCACCGGCTGGAACGCCGAGGACTTCGCCATCCTGAACAACGAGCTTTACTTCTGCTCGGGGACTGGAACTTCCAAGGCTTGGGTTGCCGGGAACCCGGATGGGACGAACGACATCGTCGCCTACGGGAAGCCTGCGTTCACCAACTTCGGGAAGGGCGGTGTTGGGAAGCAGGTCAAGTTGCTTCGCCCGGTTCTTGAGGTGAACGCCACGGTCAGTTTCCTGACGGGGGTGGACATCGACTACACGGACAGGTACTTGAGCGGGACTGCTACCTACACGCCGTCCACGATCTACCTGTGGGGTTCGGCCTTGTGGGGTGCGTCCATCTGGGGCGGTGGGCTTTCCACGGTGAAGAAGTGGACTTCGCCTTCGTGCTATCCGGGGTATGCGGCAACCGGGAAGATCAAGATCAACGTGCGGACTACGACTGTCAGGTGGCTCTCAAACGACTATGTGTTTGAGATTGGCGGACCCATGTCGTGAGGTATGAACTCGAGAGCCTTTCGCGGTGCTGGGGCGAGGTTTGGGGCCTTGCCAGCAGATGCATGCAGGAGAAGGGCTTGCCGTACTTCCCCGACTACCAGAGGTACAAGGAGTACGAGCAATGCGGGCATCTGTATGTGGTGACGGTGAGGACGCGGGAGGGCGATCTGGTCGGGTTCGCGATGATGTACGTCTTCCGGTCGATGCACTCCCAGGATCTCGCAGCGCAGGAGGACTTGTTCTATCTCCTGCCGGAATACAGGAAGGGCTGGACTGCCTTGAGGTTGCTTCGGGAAGCAGAGGAAGAAGCGATGAGGCGGGGGTGTAAAGAGGTGCAGATGGTGGCTGAAACCGACTCCAAGGCCGGGGCTATACTTTCCGCAAAAGGCTATGGTATAACTAGCAGTAATTACCGTAAGTCCCTGCGGGCCGACAGCCCTGTGTCCAACCACAAGGAAGCTGTCACATGAATCCCTACCCGCAACGAGCAGGCAACGCCTTCGGGATACGGCCCAACTCCTCCCCCGCGACCGGCACCACGGCTACCCCCCCTGCCGGGGGGCTTACCGATCCCGGTCCCATCGCTGGAGTCGGCGGCTACGACAAGTTCGGGAACTGGAATGCCGAGGGCGGGAACTACGACTCTGGCGGGAACTGGACGAACACGAACCCGGCTGTCCAAGCCCCTTCCGGGGTCAACGTAGCCTCTCCTTCCGGCGGCGCGAGCGGGGCCACCTCCTACCCTTCCGTTTCCAACCCGGCCGCTTTCGGTGCTGACGGGCAAGGCGGGAACCGGGCGGCTCGGAACAACGCCATCCAAGGCCGTGCTGCCGCGGCCAACACGCCGATTGCGCGGGGCTACTCGGACATCATGAGCGACCCGGCGAACGTCCAGTGGAACCAGCGGATGCTCTCCGACCCCCTGTTCGCCCGTGATCAGATGTCGAGCCAATGGGCTACGCAGGGCAAGGGCGACTCGGTTCCCGGTGGCCCCGTCACGGGTACGGGCCCGATGGGAACGTCGACTGTACCCTCTCCTACGAACCCCTATGGGCCTTACTCGACGGGGGTGGGGAGCGTTGCCAATCCCGCCACGCCGTCCACGACCTCGACGGGTTCCCCGACCGGGTCGGGGCTGGCTTTCATCGCCCCCGGCATCCTGGCAAACGGTCAGGCGGTGAATACGGGTGCGGCGGGCTCGAGCGGCGGTTCGTCCTCGGGCAGCCAGATGAGTACCCCGAACGTCGAGACTCAGGGGAGCAATTCCCAGCCGCCTCCGACCGTGACGATGCCCACGAACAGCGCCTCGTACCAGATGCCGACTGTGCAAGCCGCGCAGACTCCGAGGAACAACGTCCTGAACGCCATGATGCGGCGATTTGACCCGCGAGGCTGGTAATGCCTATCGACCGCGCCCGTCAGATGTACGAGGTATACGCTCAGGGGGCCAACGCGCAGCGTGAGGCATCTCTGAGAGGGGGGAGCGACAACCCTCTTGGCGATGTCATGTCTTACGAGCAGTTTGCTGCTGCAAGTCCGGAAGAACAGTTCCGCACCATGCAGGGAACCGCCGGATACGCTACAGGGCTCAACAATCCCGGAAACATGACCCTCGGGGCTGATGACGATCTGGTTCAGCAGTTCCAAAGTCAGTTCGGAACCCGCGACTTCTCCCCTGTGGAGATGGGCGACCGGGCGTTGTCCGGGTACGAGATGGGTTGGGGCGATCCTATGTCGTATGGCATGGGCGCTGATGACTTCATGCAGGACAGTTCCGGCGTCATGCGCCTTACGGATGGCCGTTATATCATGGAGTCTGGAAACCGTCGCGGCGAAGCCATCGCAGACGGGCAACAGAGGGACAGCAATACCGGCCTTGGGGACAACGCTGGTCCCATCATGCTTGCCGCTGTCTTGACTGCTGGCTTGGCTGGTGGAGCGTTGGGCGTTGGCGCTGAAGCCGGTGCGGGTGCTGGATGGGCCGAGGGCGGTGGTTTCGGCGCGGGGGCGATCTCCCCTGAGGCTGCTGCCGGGGTTGGTGCCGGCGAGGCTGCCGGTGGTGCCGGTGCTGGCTGGGCGGCTGACGGCGGGTTCGGTGCCGGTGGTCTTGCACCGGAGGAGATGGGGCTTGCCAATTACGAAGCCGGGGCTGGATTGGCCGGTTCTGGCAGTTCCATGCTCACCCCGCAGAACATCGCACGCGGGCTGAATACTGCCCGTAGTCTTTTCGGCGGTGGGGGCGAAGGACAGGGACAAGGTGGTCAGGGCGGGGGAATCATGGGTGGCTTTGGTTCTGCTCCCCGCATTGGCGATCACCGCAAGGACGATGACCCGTTTGGCTTGAAGGCCAGCGGGTGGGGCCCGTGGAGCGGGCTGGTGAAGGAAGACCCGAAACAGAAGGTTGCACAGGCGCTCATGGAGCGCAACCCGTGGAGCTACCAAGGATGAGAACGAGCCAACCCCCTGCTTCCCCCAATTTCCGGCAAGCCGCTGTCGATCAGGGTGGCGAGAACAAACGCGCCGCGGTTGACCAATCCACGCTCAACAACCCGAACTTCAAGGGTATCGGCGGCTCGCAGACCATCACCATCGGTCCTGACGGCCGGCCGGTTGTCACGCAATCTCTTGACCAAAATCAACAGAACCTCTACGACCAGTACACCAGGAACCAAGGTGCTGCCGGGGATGCTGCTGGACGGTTCCTGAGTAGCGGTCAGGCTGGATCCGCTTTCGACACCTCGAGCCTCGGGGCGCTTCCCTCGGACTACGAGGGGACGCGCCAGCGGGTGATCGACGCCATGATGAGCCGCGCCACCGGGGAGATTGACCGGGAGGGCGACCAACTCAACTCGGATCTGGTTGCGAGGGGTCTTCGTCCCGGCACCGAGGCTTACGAGCGGGAACGCGATGCTCTGGGCCGGAAGGAGAACGACTACCGGCAGCAGGCAGAGATTGCCGGCGGGAATGCGGCTTCCCAAGCCTTGCAGGGTGACCTCGCCCGCAGGGCCACGGGGATGAACGAGCTCGTCGCCCAGCGCCAGATTCCGATGAGCGAGTTTGCCACGCTCATGAACGGGTCCAAGTTCCAGCAGCCGAACCTGCCGGGGTATCAGGGGAACACGACGGTTGCTCCTGCCCCGCTGTATGGCGCTACCACGGCACAGTCCAACTACGATGTGGATGTCTGGAACGCGCAGCAGCAGCAGCGCAACAGCCAACTGAACGGCGGGGTGGGCTTGGCCGGTTCGGTTCTCGGCTCGCGTCTTGGGCAGAACCTGCTTGGTCAGGGCATCAACTACGTCGGCAACAACGCGGGCGATTGGTGGAACAGCCTGTTCGGTAGTGACAGCGGCAGCGGTGGGAGCGGGTGGGCTACCGCTGACCAAGGCGATTGGTGGGATTGGGCACTCTGATGAGCGACCCCTACGGCCTTAGCGCCTCTGGACTCCCCCCGGAACTCATCGCCAAGCTCGTCGGCTCGCAGGGCCAGAAGGCCATTGCGGAGGCGATGCTGCGCCAATCCATGCAGCCTCTTGAGGCACAGCAAGCCAAGGGCCGTTTCCAAGGGGTTGTGAGCCCCCTGGAGGCCATTGCCAAGGTTGTGCAGGGCGGTGTTGCGCGAAGCGACATCCGGGACGCTGACAGCCAGATGGCTGGCGTTGCCCAGCAGCAGCAGGAGGGCATCAAGAACGCCATGCAGCGGTATCAGGAGATGAAGTCTGGTTCCGCTCCCAAGCCGATGATCATGGACGATTTTGAGGGCGCTCCTGCGATGACCTCGGGGTCGGCTCCGAATGTGGAGGGGGCGTTGGCGATGGCCTCCACGGACCCGTACCTCAAGCGCAACAAGATCGTGGATGCGGAGATTAAGGCGTGGGAGAAGTCCCGTGAGCCTTACTCCCTTGCCAAGGATGCGATTCGTGTGGAACCGGGCAAGGCTCCTGTGACCAACCGGGGGCCGGTGAAGCCCATGGTGGAACACAACTTCCCGCTTGGCAGCAAAGACGGGGTGCCGATGGTTCAGTCCCACATCAGCCTAGATGAGGGCAAGACTTGGAATCCGATGCCGGGTAGTGCGCCGGTGCCCAAGTTTGCTCCCAAGAGTGATCAGGGTGAGCGCCCGTTTTACCAAGCCATCCCGACCACGGACGGCATCATGGCTTTCAACGCCCGCACCGGGAAGATGGAGCTTGTGGCCGGTCCTCAGGGCGGTCCTCTGGTCAAGCCCACGGACTCTCCCAAGACGCAAGGCGAGATCAATGCCGCCAAGGAAGCCGGCAAAGAGGGGGCCAAGGCGAACCAAGTGCAGTACGAAGCGGCTCAGTCTGCGGCTGACAACCTGCAGAAGATCGACAAGTTCATCAACCACATGAAGACCTCGGATGCCATCACCGGCATGGGGGCTGACGCCTTCAAGAACATCGAACGCGCCAAGGCTCAGGTCACCGGCAGCATCAGGGCCGGGAAGACGGTCACTGACACTGAGATTGCCGACATCATGATGGGGTCGGAAGTGTTCCCGCTCATCAAGGAACTCGGCATCGGCGCTCGAGGCATGGATACGCCGGCCGAACGGGAATTCATGAGGAACGTGCTTACCGGCACCATCAACCTCAACAAGGACACCCTGGTGAAGATGGCCGAAACCCGCAAGGCCATCGCGGAGCGCACGATTGCGCGGTTCAACGACCGGGTGGAGAAGGGCGAGCTCGACAACTGGTTCCGGGATGCCGGCCGCACCAAGCAGAAGTTTGGCGCTATCCCGCCGGAAGTCCTTGCTGCTGAAAAAGGCGGCAAGCCTTTCGTGGCTACCCAGGCACCGGGTGGCCCTGTGAAATTCCAAGCGCCTCCCGGCTTCCCCGGCACTCCCCAAGAGTGGGAGGCGATGACGCCTGCTGATAAGAAGCTCTTTCAGTAATGGACCTGACCCTAGAACAGCAGCGGGCTCTTGCTCTTGCCAGAGCGCGGGTTCGCTTAAAGCAAGCCCCGCCTCCCAAGGACAAGACGGCGCTCGACTACATCAAGGATGTGGCCGGGGCGGCGATTGAGCCGAACCTTGCGCTGTTGAGCGGGGCAGTTGCTACGCCTCTGGCTGGCATTGCTGGTCTGGTGAGTGCCGGGGCGAATGCTCTAGGGTCTGACAGCTTCGGCAAGCCCGATGAGGTGGTGCGGTACATCCAAGAGAAGGGAACCTACTCCCCTGGGACCGAAGCCGGGAAGGATGCTCTTGGGTACATCGCCTACCCGTTTGAGAAGTTGGCTGAAGGTGCCGACTACCTAGGCGGGAAGACGGCTGATGCCACCGGAAGTCCTGCGATGGGGGCTTTGGTCAACACGCTTGCCAACGTAGCCCCGTCTGCCGTTGGTGGGGTTGCTGGGATTGCCAGAAAAGGGCCTTCGACCATTGGTGGGGCTCTGGATTCTGGCGCTCGCCGCCTGACGCAAAGCGCCCTCAAGCCTACGCAGAAGGATATGGAGCTTGGCAAAGGTCCTCGCGCCATAGACACCATCCTTGATGAAGGGGTTCTGGTCGGGCGCGGAGGTGAAGCGAAACTCAAGAAGATGGCCGATGCCATCAACGAGCAGGTTTCGGAGATCATCGCCAACTCCAATGGGACGGTGAGCCGCGCTGATGCTTTGCGGCAAGTCACCAAATCCCACAATCGGGCCATGAACCAAGTAGCTCCCGACAAGGATCTGGCTGCGGTCCGCAACGTCGAGGATCAGTTCCTCAACCATCCAGCCCTTGCCGGTGATGCCATCCCGATCCAGCAAGCGCAGAAGATGAAGCAAGGGACTTACAAGAACCTTGAGGACAGCTACGGCCAACTCAGCATTGGCGACGAAGCGGCACAAAAGGACTTGGCTCGCGGGCTTCGGATGGGCATTGAGCAAGCAGAGCCTTCCGTTGGGCCGCTCAATGCTCGGGCCGGCGACCTGATGAACGCCAGGAACATGATGAAGCGCCGGAACGATGTTTCTGGCAACTCAAACCTGATCAGTCTGGGTGCGCTTGCTCACAATCCTGCCGGTTCCTTGGCCTTCCTAGTTGACCGGTATGACTTGGCGAAATCGCTTGCCGCAAGGACGATTCGCCCCGGCAAGAATGGTTTGCTCAACGATGAGGCGGTAGCGGCCGGGTCCATGCCCCGTTCGTTCGATGACGAAACGAAAGCCCGCAAGGCGATCATCGACGCATTGCTCAGTGGAGGTGGACAGTGAGTTTCAACGGTTCCGGTGTCTTCCAGATCAACACCTCCGGTCAGCCGGTGGTGGCGGGGACGGCCATCTCCGACACGGTATTCAACGACCTGACGGCAGACCTCGCCTCAGGACTGTCTACCTGCATGACCAAGGATGGTCAGCAGACGGCAACCGCCGACATCCCGATGGGGGGATTCAAGTTCACCGGGATGGGGCTTGGCCTTGCCACCACCGACTCGGCCCGGATGGACAACGCGACTTGCCAGAACATCTGCGAGGGGCGTCTGGGGTCTGACACTCCCAACTCCGGTGGCGGGTTCCGCACGGCTGATAACTCGACCACGGTTTCCTACTACCCGTACAAGGGCAACAAGATCGCGCTCTACAACAGCACGCAGTGGGTGCTGCGCTCGTTCACCACCAAGACCATCTCGGTTCCTGCCACGACCAGCCAGATGTACGACGTTTTCGCCTACGACAACGCCGGCGTGGTGACGATGGAGACCGTGGCGTGGACGAGCGATACGGCGAGGGCTACCGGGCTTACCACGCAGGACGGCGTCCTCGTCAAGAGCGGGGATGCGACCCGGCGCTACATCGGCTCCTTCAGGACGGGTACGGTTTCCGGGCAGACGCGCGATGCGGATGCGTTCCGGTACATCTGGAACTACTACAACCGCGTCCCGATCAAGATGATCAAGACGGTGACCTCGGCTACCAGCTGGAACTACACCACGGCTGTCTTCCGGCAGGCCAACGGGGATACCGCGAACCAGATCGACTTTGTGTACGGGGTTGCCGAAGATCCTGTGTCCATTGAGGTGGTCACCAGCGTTCGGAACACGAACATCCAGATCATCGCCCAGACCGGCATCGGGCTTCGCTCGACCACGACGGACTCTGCGACGATTGCTCCCGTCTTCATCCCTGCGGTTGCCAACATCCAGACCGTGAACACGGTGAAGTATTTCGACATTCCCGGAACGGTTGGCAGGATCAACGCGGTGTGGCTGGAGAAGTCGATTGCGACCGGGACGGCAACGTGGAACGACATCGGGAATGGCTCCATCTCCGGGTGGTACATGGGATGAGACCTCCTGCGGACAGGCGAGTAGAAGACCATTGGAGAGCGGGCATGGATGAGCGCCTAGCCGCGCTGGAAGCTGACGTTAGGGCCATCAAGCAGAACACAGATGAGATCGTCCAGTTCTTTGAGGCGGGGAAGGGTTTCTTCACGGTCGTGAGGACGGTTGGGTCTGCAGCCAAGTGGGTGGCGATTGTCGCCGCAGCGTGCGGGATTGCGTGGGGCGTTCTCAAGTTCGGGGTCGGGCAGCTCATGGCCGACATCGGGATCAAGAAATGAGCGATGCAGACAGGCAGAAGATTGCCGAGGCCCTGGTGAAGAAGAAGCTGAATCCCCAGACCAACATGGGGCCTCCTGAGCCTCCCAAGGAACGCAGCTTCCTCCAGATCCTGAAGGACGAGTTGCTTCCTGCCGACCCCAACGCCCCCAAGAAGACGATCCATCAGGTGGTGAGGGGGTGAAGGACCGCGCTCCTCTAAGACAGGCTCTGGCGCATGGGAATGTGCTGGCCTTCGGGTGCGTGGTGGACTTGGGTGAGCATGGGCCCAACGCCTACTCGCCTGACCGCTACCGGACGATGTTCGGCGGGAGCAAGTTTGATGTTCCCCCATGGGTTCATCCCCGGAAGGCCATCAAGGCCGGGGACTACACCTCCACCGCCGCAGGCCGTGGGCAGTTCCTCTCGGGGACTTGGGGTGATCTGGTCAAGGATTGGGGCTTTGAAGACTTCTCCCCGTCGTGCCAAGACGAGGCGATGGTGGCGCTCTACATCCGCAGGAAGGCGTTGGATGACATCATCGCCGGACGCTTTGAGGACGCCATCAGGAAGTGCAACAAGGAGTGGGCAAGCCTTCCTGAGTCGCCCTATGGGCAGCCCACGCTCACGATGGACCGTGCCCGCGAACGCTTCCTCGAGAGCGGTGGGTATCTGGCAGACCCGCTAGCCACGGAACACTACGGCGATGCCGTCACAGAGTCAGTCATAAACCCCATTCCCTCACCCGAAGCACAGGAGTCCCACATGGCCCCACTTATCCCCGTAGCCCTAGCCGCCATCCAGGCGTTCGGCCCGCAGCTTCTGGCCCTCATCCCGCAGTTCGGCTCCCTGCTCGGATCGGGGT